GCAGTGGCCTTCATAGAGAGCTACTGCTTCGAGAAGATCGGGGAAAAGTCCTGCATCGGCATCGATCAGACCCTGGATAGGGAGACTCACCCGATACCCACGTGGTTCGAGCTGGGCCAGAGCAGGCCGTAAGAAGAGAAGATAGAGATCATCTGGAGAGAAGCTTTTTGTAAAAAGCTCCTCTCCAGACCTCTCCGCAAAAACTTCTAACACTAGAAAGGCGATCCCATGACGCAATGGGTGAAACTCAGAACCGGCGAGGGCCAGCATTACGACAGGCAGGTCGGCCTGCACATCAGAGGAAAAGAGAAGAAGCCGCTGCCGGAAAATATTCCTGCAGGAAGCCTGACGGCTCAGCGGTTAGCCATCGGCGGCCTGGTGATCTGCGGCCCGCCTGAAGAAGAGATCGAGGTCATCGAGGTCGAACCGGAACCAGATTTGGGCGCACGCATTGGTGCGCCCCTACAGATGACCCCCGATACGCCTACGGTAGGGGCAGACCCAAGCGTCTGCCCTGATGAGCCGGACACACCAGCGGCAGCGGAAGTTATCGAGGAATCGGTTGATCCGGTTCCCGATGCGGCTGCCGAACCGGAGCCATTGCCGGAACCGGAAAGCCGAGAATCCTTTATCGACCGGACCGCGAAACAGATTCTCTCCAAGATGAACATGGCTGAACTCCGGGAGGCCTGCAAACGCCACGGGATAGAGGTTCCGAAACGGCCCAAAACGGAGAAGCTGGCAGCGCTCATCGCACAGGCAGAGTGGGAACTACAGCAGGGATGAACGAATCCGGAACCTTTCTCTTTTTGTTCGGATTCTCAATCGGCTTCATGGCCTCAAGTGTTTTGAGCTTGTTCGCCAGGAGCAGAATCAGGGCTGGATATCAGCCCACGAGCAAACCGACAGGGCCTCTTCATCCACCGAGAACCGGTTCCTCAGTTCAGGAATTCAAGATGCGGACTTTGGATTCGACGTACGGAGATGTGAAACATGGCGATTGACACCGTGCAGCTCGTTAAAGACCAGTTCGACCCGATCCTGGCTCTCGATCCGGGCATTGAGGCGGCGATACCTCGGCAGATAGAAGCTCAAATTGCTCTGCAGGGTTGGACCGCTGCGGGAATCAGCGATCAGAAGGCGGTTTACATCTCGGTTCTCGCAACCCAGGCGCTGATTCCCAGGCTGCTCAACAAGTTCGCTCAGGAAGTGAAACGAGCCAAGGGCGGGGATTCCGAAGCGGAATTCATGGACGCCATCGAGTTCCTGAAAGCGCTTCAAAAGCAGCTTGAACAGCAGGTGAACCGTGCAGCCAGAGAGGCAGCTCCGGAAGACGAACAGGTCGAGCGCATCCTGAGCCCGCCGCTCGTAGGTGTGAGGGGAATATGAGACCCGATCAGAAGGCCAGAGTGGAAGGAGCCTTGGAACGTATTCACGGCATAGTCTCAGGCGATACCGTAATCGCTGTGGATGAGGACGATGTCCAAACGGCCCTGACATGCCAGGCTGTGGATCTGGACAAGAGCGAAGCCGGTGGCGAGGGCGGTCTGGAGATCGATGCATCGGGCCTGCGGTTCAACAAGCTGAAGCGGCTCACGTTCCTGAAGAAAGAATTGTCTGACAATGGCCTGGCCCTGGCTGATATCCGCTATTTCCTTATCGGAAACGAGCGGTGGGATTTTGCGGAGGACTGGCCGGCACGTGATTCCATCGTGCCCTTGGCGGGAATACACAACATGATCGAGGTGATAGTGCGTCTGGCGGTGGAGCGGAACCGGTCCATTCCGGGTGCCGAATTCACATACGGAGAGTAATCCGCAGATTACACAGATTTTCACAGATAAGAGTTTGAATCTGCGTCATCTGCGAAATCTGCGGTTCCTGGAAATTCGGCTACGCAGAATAATCGAATTTGCGAGGGGCCGACTCCAGGCTACTGAGTATCGACCCGGAACCTTTGCAACGAGTTGCAACGAATTTAAACGCAGTTTGGGCGATTTCTCATGAGTGTCGACAACGGCAAAATCGGAGACTGGAATCGAGTCGAAAAAATGCTCGCATCGTTCGGCTCGAAATTCCAGCAAAACATCCAGCAGGCAACGGACCGCAGCGGCCGCATCCTGGAAGCGGCAATGGTGTCCAGGATCGAGCAACAGAAGCTGAGTCCGCCGCTCAAGCCCAAATACAAACGCTGGAAGATCGGAAAAGGCTATTCCGAACAGATTCTCGTGATGACCGGGACGCTCATGCAGAACATCCGCTATCACCGGCGCAACTGGTCAAGCGGGTTTGTAGGCGTGCTCAGAAACGTCAAGCACTCAAGCGGCCCGAGCCTCGTGAATATCGCTGCAGTGCATGAATACGGCACTCGCGATGGGCGGGTGCCCGCAAGGCCGTATATGGCTCCGGCTCTGAAAGAATCGGAAGGCAAGATCCGGCAGGAATACGAGGCCGCTATTGAACGGACGTTCAAATGACAATCGAACTCCTCAATAACTACATCGTGCAGCGATTCCAGCGCATCCTGATGGACGGCCAGCCCATTACGGTTTACGGCCCGGACGCTCCGGAACGCGAAGAAGGTGAGACCGTGTGGCCTCACCTGGCCGTGAGCATCAAGCTCTGGCAGGAAGACGCACGGCTGTCGCGGCACCATGAGGAGGTGTTCGTCCCGAGCGAAACGACGCAGACCATCACCGTGCCCAAGGAATTCGCCGGGCTGCTCAGGGCCACGGTCGTAGGAACGGAACGGGAGCCGTTCACCATCGTGGAAAATGAGAACGACGTATTTGGCCTGTCGGTCGGTAAGGATGACGTGTTCGAAGCTGACCAGTCAGTAAGATTGATACCCGGGGATCGTGATGCAGCCGATATTTGCTTGTTTCTCAATACCTGGCTCGACGGGATCACGGCAGTCAACGACGACGGCCGGATCAAATTAATGACGGTCGAGCCGGGCCACGATCTCCAATTGCTGGACCTGTCGAATTCAGCGAACGCAGTGCTCGGGTTCGAACCGGGCATCGTCAGGCATGAGGACGTGACCGGGCCGGAATCCTGGTCGGTCAAACGGTATCCGACGCCGTGGAGAATCCTCTATCAGGTGGACCTCCGGACAACGGTCGAAGCCCATGCAATCGGGCTGACGCCGTTCGTCCTGGACAGCATCCCGGACGGTCACTGGCCGATCATTGCGCCGGACTTTGCGCCCGTGTTCCACCGGGAACCGCCGCAAATACTCGATGAGCTGGCCAAACCGGAATACTGGCGGGCGTTCCGCTGGTGGGTCGGGCCGGTCTGGATCGACAGAATAACGAGCTACACAGTTCAGCCAATAACGGAATTCACCCTGGAATTTGAGTGAGGTGCGAAATGGCAAAGAAGAAAGCGGATGAAAGCCTGAATCCCTCTGCCGAACCGCAGGAAGGCCTGAATCCCCCTGAAGCCCCCTTTACCGAAGGGGGACAAAGCGGAGAAGAGCCGGTGACCGCAGCGGGACGGCCGATCACGGATTACGTGGTGATCGTGAATCTGACGAAAATGACGATCCCATGCGAACTGCGGAACGGGAGAAGCGTGAACCTCGGCCCCAGAGTTCCGGGGATGAAGATCCACAAAAGCGAGCCGATCCTGAGAGGGCTTCTCACCCCGGAGATCTACCTGCGGGAGAAGAAACGAATGCTGGCCATTGAGCCTGCGGGAGGTGTGTAATGGGTCTGGGCGATCCACGAGCGATATTTCAACTGTTCGACATGTCCGGGATCGAGGATCTCATTCCCGGCTCGTACGTCGGGGTGGTGATCCAATCCGAACGGGGCCCCATGTGGAACGGGAAGCCCTTCACGAACCAGGAGCAGGAACGGCTCATCAAGACCTATGGCAATTCCGTTGACTGGTCCCAGGACGTGCTGTGCTGCCTGAAAGCGATGGAGGCAGGCGCAAACCTCGTTGTCCACCGGATCGGGCATTGCACGGACATCAGTGACCGTTCCACTCTGGACATCCTGCCTGCATCCGTGCTCATCGCGGATCGGGGCGGTGCGGACACACCCGCATATGTTCAGAGCCAGCTGGGGCCGTTCACGTTTCAGCAGGCGCTATCCGGCAGGGTTACCGGGTCGGAGATCGGCCCGTTTGCCATCACCACGGGCGCAAACAGTGCATTCAAAGTGCGGGTTGGCGTGCCGGGCACTTGGGGAGCGGAACAAACCGTAACACTCACGCAGGGTGCGGCTCGAACGGCTCAGCAGGTGTGCGACGACATCAACGCAGGGTCGAGCGGGCTCAATGCAACGGTTGTCAGCGGCAAGGTCCATCTCGAAGCCGTCAATCACCTGCACAGCCTGGAAGTGATGGCCGTTGCCAACGATGCGTATTCCGCGCTCGGGTTTGTTCCGGCAGTATCGTCTAACGTAGCGGGAACCGACACGCTGATCGTTTCCATCGATGGCGATGCAGATCAGACATTCAATTTCGAGCCCACCGAGGGAGAGACCGGTTCATTCGAGCTTACCTCTGCGGAAGTGGCCACCCAGCTTGCGGCACTCACGGGCGGAGTCGTTTCCGGTCTGCAGGGACGGTTGACGATCACATCCGCAACTGCGGGCGCAACCAGCACAGTCCAGGTGCAGGCGGGTTCCACGTGCGAGGCAGTATTCGAGTTCGACAACGACGAGCATGCCGGGACGGACGGTGCAGCGAAGTCGCCGTGGAAATTCGAGATGATCGGACCCGGAGCTTACGCAAACAGTGCAAAGGTCTACGTGCACGATTCAGGGTTGAACAGCGGAACCGCAATCAACGTTCGGATCGTGTGTCCCGGAGCCGACGAGGAATATTGGGGCGAGCTGGTGCGAGATCCTGCGAATCCCCGGTACTGGAAAAACTACATCAATGCTCACAGCGATCTCGTGAAGATCATCGATGTGGACGATCCCAATGCAGCGCCGAACGATTGGCCTGCGTTGAACACGACGGGTTACACGTTTGCGGGCGGAGACGACGGGACGCTCGTGCTGACCAATTCGGATTGGGTCGGCGATGCTGCGGGCGGGACGGGTCTCTACTGCACCGACCATTGGCAGATGCCGTATATCGACCTGATGCTCTTCGGGACGTCGTCTGCAACGGTGAAAGCTGCCGGCGAGGCATTCGTGGATAACCACAAGGGGCGGCGTTTCTACATGCCTGCTCCTGCTGGACTCGATGCGGAGCACGTGGTTGCCTGGCGCATGGGAGATCCGGAATTCGGCTATTCCCACGCTGCATTCAATTCATACAAGACGTGCACGGTCAGGGGCCGGTTCAAGATCCTCGACACGAAGAACAACGCCGAGGTCGAGATTCCCGCTCTGCCGTATTTGGCTGCGGCAATCTGCCGGACTGATGCGGCTCACGGGCGGCACTGGTCTCCGTTCGGGATCGAGGCCGGTTATTGCCCCGGTATCCTGGGCATAGACGATAATCCTGCGGAAGCGCCTGGTCAGGCGGACCTGCTGGCTGAGTATCAGATCAACAATGCCCGTATCCTGCGGACCAGCATCGAAAACCGCGGAAACGAAGGCGCATACCTGTGGGGCGGTTGGACCGATCAGCGTGCGAAATCCAAGCTCCGGGAGCTGCAGATTTCACGGAAAATCGCGGAATACGAATGGCTGCTCTACCCCATCGGGCTCACGTTCATCAACAAACCGAACCATCCGGTGATCTGGCGTGAAGTGGGACGGATACTCGACCCCCTCTTCCGTGCGGATCTCGATAGCGGAGCGGTCTTCGGGTACCTCCTGGTCACGGACGGGGATGCGTTTTTCACGTCCGGAGGGGAGCTGAAAGGGGCTGTCCTGCAGACAGGACGTACCATCGACCAGAACATCTATCGCTGCCGCATCCTCATTCAGCCGGTTCCGCAGATACTCTATTTCTATTTCGAGATGGGAGTCATGCGCAGTGGAGATCCGTTTGTTAACTATTCCACCCTCTATTCATTGCCAGGTTGGGCGAGGAGGTAAACCATGATCACTGATGCACGGGCAATAAAGAATCCTCTTGAATCCGGGAGGTTCAGGGTCGAATTCAACGGCTACCCTCCAGCGCTCTTCACCAAGTGCTCATTGCCTGAAGACGAATCCAAAGTCGTCAAGATGAAGGGTGGCGGCCAAACGCTGTCGAAGAAAAACGCGGGCGGCGAGGAACTCTCGGAGTTCACCCTTGAAGCTATCGTATCTGCTGACGGAACGGACCGCATGTTTTGGCGGGATTGGCGGATGCAGGTGCGCACGCATGACGAGGGTCAGTACTACCGCGACGGATCTGTAACCATCCTGGGGCCCAACTACGAGCCCAAGCTGATTTGGGACTTGCAGGACGCATGGCCCAAAAAAGTCAAAATCGAAGAGTTCAAGTCAGACAGCGACGAGGAACTCGTCCGGCTCACCATAACCATGGAGTGCAACGACTGCATTCCCAGGGTGAGGTAGGTGCTCGGCGCACGCACGGGTGCGCCCCTACAGATGGCACGGATTTCGCGTAAGCGACATGGCATACTTTTTAACTTGGCATGATTCTCGCGTGGGTTGAACGGCAAGAATGGTGCCAAGACAATGAGGCAGGAAACATGAGCAAAAAACCGGCAGGAACAACAACGATACCAGCGCTGCTGGCGAATGCAACCATCGAAGTGGGAGACGAAACGGTGAACGTGACATTTACGAATCCGGACGATCCCCTCGAAAAGGCATCGTTCACCGTTCCCAAGTGGAAAGCCTCAGCCTTCCTGTCGAACGACCTCGGAGCGAAGATCGGGGCTGCAACGAAGGACATCAAACCATTCGAGGGCTAAGTGCATTGTTCCCCTTTTTGTAAAGGGGGATACAGGGGGATTTTAGGCGGTGGCGGAAAAAATCCCTCCTAACCTCCCTTTAGAAAAGGGAGGAACAAAGATGGCACGGAATTCGCGTAAGCGACTTGGCATACTCTTTAACTTGGCATGATTCTCGCGTGGGTGCGAGGGCAAGAAGGATGCCAAACAGAATGTCGGCAGCGATCGCTGGCTGCTATCGAATAGAGGAAAAACATGGCCGAACCATTGACGAATACCATCACATTGCCTGTTTCAGGCATGGAAACCGTGATCAGGGAATCAGACGAGAATGCCGAAAGGATACTGTTCAAACACAAGCACAAGATGTATCGGGCTGTTCCAGCATACTTGGCCTATTGCACTGTCCGGCTCCGCGATATCGAGAAGCCGAAACCCGAAGACATACGCAAGCTCTTGATGCCCGATCAGGTGGCGCTGGCAATAGAGGTCTACAAGCTCAGCTTCGGGGACAAAGTCATACTCACGGCAAAAGATCCCGATACCAATCGGCCAGCGGGCTATGAAGTGGATTTGACGGAACTGGACTTCATGCCCATACCTGATGGCAAGACTGGGCCTGATCCCGTGTTCACCTTCATCATGCCACGTTCCGGACATGTCATCGAATACGGATATCCCACCTACAAACAAGCACTTGACGAACTGGAATTGGACGATATCGATGTGGGGCGAACGGATTTTGCCAGAATACGCATGATTGATGGGGGTCCCAAGGGAAAACGGGGCGATGTGTGGTGGGGTGGACTCGATAGCCAGGCACTTCGCGACGATTTCCATCGAACCCGTTGCGGGTATGACACGCGAATCCGGTTCAAAAACGAAAACGGTGTGGAGGTGGTAATGGATCTTTTATCGGACCCTTCCTTTCTACACCCGGCAGTGCGGCTCAGGAGATAACGGACGCCGGGCGGCACTCCTGGCATTTGTTCTTCAGGCCTCGGAATCATAGCCAGGAGATATTCAACCTGGCGTATCACGCGGGACAAGACATGGGGAAAATGATGTCCTGGCCGCATTCGTTCCGAAGAGAAATGCTCGAGAAACTGCACGCACAATGGGAATACGAGGAAAAACAGAAGAGCTAGGAAAGCTGGAATCTTTCGATGAATGATTTTGGCATAAATTTCAAACTGACCGGAGCCGACAAGGCGAAGCGGGACATGGCGTCTCTCAAGGGCGAATACGGCGCTTTGAGCGGAGCTGTGGACCAGCATTCCCAGCGGATTCAAGGCAGCGTGAACCGGATGTCTCTCGCCATGAAGGCCAGCCTTGTTGCGGCTGCCGGTGCTCTGGGCGGCCTCATGGCCGCGGTCACTCCGTTGAAGCTTGCAGGCTCACGCGACGAGCTTACCAACGAACAGGCCAACCTCCGGGCGTTGGGTCTGGATGACGCAGGAATACAGAAGATCGAGTCCGCCGCAGAGACGTTTTCCACGAGGGTCGCGGGGGTCACAAAGGAAGCATACACCAAGGCATCATATGACGTAGTGTCCGCTTTTGCACAGCTCAGCACGGACGAACAGGCCAAAATCACCGACATAGCACTAAATACCGGTAAGGCAACGAAGATGTCGGCGGATCATGCCACGAAGCTTTTCGGCAGTTTGTGGGGCGCTGCCGGCGACAAGATGAAGGCTGAAGGTGCGGAAAACTTCGTTCAGAAGTGGTCCGGTGCCATCTACACCGCAGTCAAGGAGTTGAAAACCACCGGTGAAGAGCTGGCGTCTGCAGCGAAGAACTCTATGTCCATGCTCATGGAAGCCGGGTGGAAGCCCGAGCAAATGGCCGCATTCTGGGGCCAGTTGATCACCAGCGGTCTCTCCGGAGAACAGGCGGGAACCGCCCTGAAACAAATGGCGATCAAAGAACGGGCCGGATTCGGCAAGCTGCTGGCCCAGACGTCCAGCAACTGGACTGATACGGAATGGCTCAAGGGCGATGCCAAGCATATGGCGGAAGCCCGAAACAAGGGACTCATCGAAGGGTTTGCCGCCCAAGGGGCCGAGCTGTTCAAGAATGATCCCGTGAAATGGCTCGAACGCATGGGCGGTGCTTTTGACAAGCTCAAGGCAAGCGGCGCTGACTACAAGAAAGTCCTCGGAGAAATATTCGGCGAGGAAACGATCAATGCGATGGTCCAGTTCTTCGAGAAACGCGGCCAGATGAGCGAGACCATCGATAAAATTGCAAAGGGTAATTACGGAGACGTCAGGCGAATAGTCGAAGAGGAGATGAGTAAAGGCATTGGTCCGGCAAAGTCCATCCTCAGTCAGTTGTGGAGCAATTTGCAGCAAACGATGGGCAAGACGTTCGAAACCGGTGTGACAGGCAAACTGCAATGGATCGGTGACAAGCTCCTGCAAGTCAATGCCCTGTGGAATGCGCTCTTCAACGATACAGGCCCGCAACATGCAATCGATTCGTTGCGAGCTGCGGGCGGGGATGCTCTTGTTGACTTGTATGAGAAGCTCCAGGGATTCCCCGACAATGTTTCGGCATTCACCGAAGGAGTTAAAGGTGGATTCATGGGAATGCTGGGCGGCCTGGGCGAAGTCGACTCGCGCATCAACTCCATAGTGGAGGCGCTTGGCAAACCCGATGAGGAGAAATGGAGGCTGATTGGCGAGCAATTCGGCCAACTGGCAGGAACCAGCCTGACCGGATTCGTGGATTCCCTCAAAGAGGTGAAAAACACTGCTGCAGAGATCTTCGGTTTTCTCTCGCCGGTCCTGGAAATTCTCAAGTTCGCAGGCAGCGGCTACAAATTGGCAGGTCAAGCCTGGAATCAACACGGTTTGAGAGAAGACTACTATGCCGGCACATCGGGTCTTGGTTCCATGTTTGATAATTCCGATCTCTACGACAAGCCGAATGTAACACCGGAACAAGCTTATCCCGGATGGACCGGCCCGCGTGCACCGGAAGGGCCTATGGCCAGGAACGGAGGGAGCGGACAAACAGGCGCTCCACAAATCAACGTGCAGCCGGAAGTCAGGGTCGAAGCCCCACAAGTCAACGTACGTGTGGGTGAAAGGCAACTTACGGACATTGTGGTGGACATCGTCAAGTCCATCCGGAGTCGCTATCGGCAGGGTGCCGGCGACGGTTGGGTTGACGCCTGGGAATAAGTGATGAAAGGCATGATCATACCACTGAGCGGATCTGCAGGACATCTCACATTCCAGTGGAATCCGGATGAGATCACGGAATCCCATGAAGCGACTTGGGTGCCCATTGTGGTGGCTGGCCGAGGCGTGCCTTATCTCCAATACACGAACGGAGAAGAAGACCTCCTGGAATTCACGCTGCGGTTTTCCTCGAAAGGCGACCCGAATTTCGTCAAGAGTCAACTCGACTTGATCAAGAACTTTCGCACGCCGTCACAGAGTCTCGCGGGAATGAAGGTCCCGCCGATCTTACAGGTAATCCTCGGCGCGGACATCCGGGGCCAATACGTGCTGACGAGGGTGAGGACGAAAAAGCACACGTACGCCAACGAATCGCTGCTCTGGTATTACGGCGATGCAAATATGACGCTATCGAAATACGAGGCATAGGCATGAGCGGCCAACCTGATTTCATCATCACCATCAACGGACAGGACATGACGAAATTCTGTCAGGACTGGTCATTTACGGATGATGAGGAAGGTCAGTCAGAGATTGAAATTCAGCTCGGCAACCCGAACATGCGGTTTTCAGGCGTATTCGATTATGGACAGGATCTGTTCATCCGATTCGGATACGACGGCAATTTGCAGGGGGCGGCATACCTGCCGGTGGCAGAAGTAGAAGAGGTTTACCCGACAGGCAAAGAGCTTGCAATTATCGTCGTGGGAAGAGACGAGTCAGCGAAGCTGAGCGGTGGAAAAAAGAAGGGCGTCAAAGGCAAGGGCGACAAGGACGAAGATATCATCGGCAAAATGGCCAAAGAAGAAGGTCTGCGGTTGGCGACCGAAGAGTTCGAGGGCACCAAGCACAAGAGAGCCTACGTGATGAACGAAAATCCCAAGGAGATTGCCGCCAAATTCGCCAGAAACGGCAAGTCAAAGAAGACCGGAAGTGGCAAGCCGCCCACATCCCCGTTCGACAAACAGAAGGATGGATATCGCTTCTCCTCTGCTGAACGCATTCCTGAAGACGGGGAAGATAGAGATCGGCACCGGGGAACGAATCATTCGAATCAGCACAAGAACGAGCCGATAACCGGGACACTGGAGTTGAAGGGATACCCGACACTGAGGGCCAAGGCAAACGTGGCGATCCTGGGCGTTGGTCCGAAGGCCTCGGGCACGTATTACGTCAAGAAGGTGAAGCATCAGTGGAGTGTATCGACAGGATTCCGCACGAGCAATGCGGAGCTGATCAGGGCAGGTTCCGGTAAAGGCGATGCAGGGACCGAACCACCCATCGTGATGTATGCGGACATCTGGAATAAGGGCGAAATATATCTTGGGCCTCGCAAGATGGACGGTCCGCCCCAGGCAACCTTCGTGTACGGCCAGGGGGAGAATCTGATCGACTTCAAATTCCGCAACGCCCCACAGCTCAACAGACATGCGGGTGAAGGCTCCGAAGGCGAAGGCCTGGACCTTAGAGACAAGGGCGAGGCATTCAAGGCGGAATACGAAAAAGGCAAAGCCGCCGCGGCACAGGAGACTAATTGATGCTCCCTAAAACGCCAATAGGCTTCGCCCCCACACCGCAGCTTATGGTGCAATACTGCACCTTTCACCTTGGGAAGGTGATGGCAGTCGGAGATCCGGAGGGCCGACAACGTGTGCGAGTGGAAGTGCCGGGACTCCTGGGCACGGGTAAAGAAAACTGGACCGATTGGATAGAGCTATCCGGTAACCCCATGGGCGGCACCAAAGCCGAGGGCGATGAAGGAATATGGTGGACGATGCAGGTCGGACAGATCGTCCTGGTAGGCTTCATATCCGGCGACCCTTTTGCGCTCTGGTGTGTTCCCGGACCCACAGTCCAGGAAGAAAAGGGCCGCAACAAGCAGTGGGCTCTCAAGGAAGCGAAAATTGCAGGCAAGGACAAACCCCGAGATGCGACCCGGATAAAAGGCTTCAAAACCGAAGCGGGGCATACCCTCCTTTACGATGATCGGGGCAAGAAAGAAAAGCTCGCTTTAGTCGATTGGACGGGATCGGGACTCTACCTCGTCGGGCCTGGCAAAAAAGAAGACGAGGACGAAAAAGAGGACGAAGAATCCAAGCCCCGCAAAAACGAACGCCGCGGCACCAAGCTCGTTGCAACTAACACGTCGAAATCCGTCAAAGACCTGATCGAAGGCGCAAAGTATCTGCTCGGACTCCTGGACCTGAACGGACAGGGGATCATCAGCGTAGCAGAGGACGGTAAAGGCAAAGCCGCATTCTACGCAGCCGGTGCAAACGGCGGGATCGGACCGTCAATCCTCATCGATGCAGAAACACCCAGAATCTACATCACCTGCGGTGCCGTGCAGATGGTGTTTCGAGGCGACAAGGGCGATATCCAGGTGACACGCGCGCTGATACAGGAGCTGGAGAAGAAGTATCCCGTGGAAAACGTGATCAGCGGGATGCGAAGCGATCTGTCGAAGGCGTGGGAGGAATTCAAGGAATAGGGGCAAGAAGAATTCGGGGAGGGGCTTTTTGTAAAAAGCCCCTCCCCGTGCCCCTCCGCAAAAACTTTTAATACTTTTCCGGAATCGACCGTCTTCCTGCGGAAGACCCGATTCCGGAAAACCAGTGTTCGCAACGGAAGGTTCGGGATCATGATCAAAAAAGCGCCGTTTTATGGGAAGGGGTTGGCATTCCCGCTGGAGATCGACCCGAACACTGGCGGTTTCCGCATGACTGAAGGGAACGCCGATTCCGTTTCCGTTGCCCTGGCGTATGCGCCTGACAGACAGACTATCCGGGAAGATCCGGAGCGGGATCGGCACAATCATATTGCCGAGGCAATCGCTCACATACTCCTGGTGCGGCCTGGTGAGCATGATACGCTCCCGGAATTCGGGTCGAGGCTGTTCACGCTCATAAACAAGCCGAACAACTTCGAGACCAAGAACCTGCTCGACACCTGGCTCGAAATGGCAACGAAACGCTGGGAGAAGCGAGCAAAAATACCTATTCCCGAAGGGGTCAAGTGGCACGGCACGGATCACGACACGGACGAAAACGTTGCTCCAGTCTGGTTCCTCGTGGAATTCATCCGCAACCAGGTGGAAGCGAACCTTGTCAGCCCATTCGTCACGCCACGGCAGGCACGTGCTCAGGAATATCCGCTCGGGGACATCGACTCCGAGGGGCATGACGGATGCAGCCGCTACCACGGGATGCCCGCTCAGGAGATCGAAGGAATCAGGTTCCTGCGGCCACGGGAAAGCGTGCCGCTGCCGCCTCGATCCGGCGACACCTTCTACGAAGTGAAACACGGGGACACCTGGTTACTGATCAGTCACCGACTCTACGGAGACATACGCTACTGGTGGGCTATTGCTGACATGTTCATCGAAGATGCGGCTGAAGCCGGAATGTCCCTGGATGCTATGGATATCACCAGCGATCCCGAACCGGGCACGCTGCTCAGATGCCCGAGCGTGGCTCGGCTCCTCATGGAGATGACAGGATGAGTGCAAGAGAAAAGAAAGAATCCGGGGAGACCCTTCTTGAAAGAAGGGCCTCCCCAGCCCCCTCCCCAAGAACTTCTAATATTTCTCCGGAATCGACCGTCTTCCTGGCGGAAGACCCGATTCCGGAGAACCGTTCGCCGGGAGAGCAATATTTGTAGGGGCAGACCGGTGTGTCTGCCCAGATTTGGTAGCAGCCGGCCTCCGTGCCGGCGATCTGAAAAGAGGAATGGTGAAGTCGCATGAACGTTACGAACATCACCACGTTTGACATCTTTGTTGTGTTTCTCGCGGGAATCATATCCGGATTCCTCATTGGTAAATTCATCCTGGTGTAGGGGCTACGCGATGCCACCGCTATTTAACTTTGCCAGACGTGATTATTCAGCGCTCCTTGAGGAATTCGAAGCGGGTCTGATTGAGGCGCTACCGGAATACACGGACCTGAACCATTCCGATGCGGGTATCTCTATCGGTAGGCTGAATGCCAGCGATCTGGATAAGCTGAATTTCTACATCGATTACGTCGCCGGCGAAGGGTTCCTGTCCAAAGCACAGGCCAGGCAGAGCCTCATCCGCCTCGCCACGGTTGTCGGGTATCTCCCTACCCTGGCGGCTGCGGCGTCCACCCGGTTCAGAATTACCAGGGAAGAAGGAGTGTCTGGGCTCATCTCCATACCGAAGTATTCCGCGATTCCCAGAGCTGACGGTCTGCAATATGTGACTACCGATGCAGTATCCATCGCATCCGTATCTGAAAGTGTGGAGGTCAACGCTGTCCAGGGAACCGTTGTCGAGCGGGAATTGGCAGCAAGTGATTTCAGGATTGTGGATCGGACAAAGCATCCTCGGTTGAGATTAGAAGCCGGAGTCGCTGGCGGATTCACGGAACTGTCGCACGGAGATCCTGCTCAATCCTGGACGAATATCGATTCATTCTGGCGGTCATGGCCGACCGATCTGCATTTCCTCCTGGAGCTGAACGGAGATACCGACGAAGTATGGCTCGTGCTGGGCGATGGCAAGAAGGGCTCTCTCCCGCCGTCGGGGACAATGAACCTCCGCTACATCAGAACTGCAGGGGCATCAGGAAACTGCGGGCATTCCGTGATTTACGGTGTGCCGGACGGATTCTCCGGAGTAATCACATGCACCAACATCGAACCGGCAACGGGCGGAGCTGCGGCAGAAAACACTGAATCCATCCGCAGCATGATACCTCGCATGGTGCAACTGCAGCGCAGAGCAGTAACAACGTCCGACTATCCGTCGCTCATCGAGCATATGCCCGGAGTGCTCCACGTCCAGGCTCTGGACAGAAACATAGACAAATACTGGCCGCACGATCACATGATTCTGTACGTGGTCCCGGACGGTGGTGGGCCCATGAGCACGCTCTTGAAACAGCAAATCTGGGCAGTATGCGGGCAATGGGGACATCTCGGGCCGTGGAAGGAACGATACATCCTGCTCGACGCTGTCGCGGATCCACTGAACGTTGCCATGCGCATAGGCGTCTTGCCGAATTATTCACCGGAAGCGGTTACAACCGCAGCTATCACCTCCGTGACAAACCTTTTGGCACCGCAAAACCGGACAATCGGAGGACGGCTCGCATTCACGGATCTCCAAAAAACAGCGAACTCCGTTACCGGGCTGTCATGGGTCGAATTCGATAGCCCCAAACAGGACGTGCCAGCAGCAAACGGCCACATAATCACTGCCGGCGTCGTGACTGCGACGCCGCAGTAAGAGGCAAGAGGGGCAGGAAAGAATCCGGGGAGGGCCTTTTTGCAAAAAGGTCCTCCCCGGACCCCTCCTCCAAAAACACTTAATCCAATGGTGGAACCGTGAATCAACCGGCAACAAATTCAACGTCCAGCAACCGTGTTCCTGCGCAACGGGCGGTGTGCGAGACATGTGTGAAAAGTTTTTGGGTGGGGGTCCGGGGGCACCTTTTTTGCCAAAAAAGGGACCCCCGGAACGCCTTTCCGAAGGGTTTTTAGGCAATGGCACGGACACGGCTCTTTAGACGACTGCCAGAAGCATGGAAGCGCTACGACACGGAGCACGTGGCGGAGCGGTATCTCGGGGTTCTGGATGAAGGTCTGGACACGAGTCACGATCTGGCCCGGCAGGTGTTGGGGTTCCGGTCGATTGATGAGGTTCCGGATAGGTTCCTGCCGCTGGCAGGCGAGCTGGTTGGTCATGAGTGGCGGTCGGATAAAGATCACGATTGGAACCGCTCGCGTATCAGGGATGCGGTAAGAAGGTATTCGTATAAGGGAACGATTGCATGTCTCGGCGACTTGATCAAGGAGCATGGCGGTAGCTGGTGGGATGTCACCGACATGGCAAGTCGTTTGTGGGTGTGGAACCGGCAGGGTCGGTTTAATCGAGACGATTCTCACTTGCTGGCTGCGGACTTCTGGCATCCCGGAGCGTTTCTGCTGCATGTGCTGGACGATATTGATTTCGAGGGGTTCCTGACGGATTTCGAGAAGGTCCGCAAGGGCGGCGAGGTCTGGTATTTCAACCATATCTGGCGGCTACCGGATGTTGTGCAACGGCAGACGTGGGATGCGACGTATGAGGTCGAGCAGGATGCGAGTCGGGTTCAGTTCGGCAGATACAACAGAGACCTGTGGAACACGTTTCAGGGCGCTGCAAAGTGCGATCTGGAAACGAAACCTGATCTACGGCTGGAAGGTTCCACGAAGGTTTTCGGCAGATTCAATATCGATCTGTGGATGACGTTCCGGGGTGCGCTGAAAGGGCTGTATGAATTCGAGGACACCTATCCGGCAACGCCGCACGGGAGTCTCGTGACGATGGACAGCACGATCCGCTGCGACCGAACCGATATCACCGTAGATCAAGGGGTGCCTGGTAATCCGCTCAGTTTGGAAGCGGCATTGCTCCAGGAACCCGTTGTAATAGAAGAGGAGACAATCTGATGTGTAGCCAAGCGGCATCGATCATGTATGAAGGATGTATCGAGTCGGCACTCGATCTGAAGGAAAAAACGCTGTGGATCGCATTCGCAGGGATAACCACTCCATGGCCGGATAACGACAATCCGCCTACTCCGGGACCGGGAGAAACTGACGTAACCGAGCCGCTGGTTTACGTGAAAGCTGCTGTGAAGCAGCTCGTCAAACCGGTTACGCAGGCGGCCTGGGAAGCGATTCCAGCAGATCAACGGGTGCCGCTGCCGTTGAACGGTATCTATTACGCCTATGTGGACGATGCCGATGCCTATGACGAGTATGCACGGTGGATCTACGTGCGGGGAAGCCTCAATCCTGCGGCCAGCGGTCATCCTACGGGCACGTTCCGCATGGTGCGAGTGTTGTCAGGGCTCACACCCGCTGCCGGGCATGAGGGCGCTGAATGGCTTCTGCCTGCGAACGTTGCGGACAGAGGAAAACTGCGGTGGGGCGATAACCTCTCAGCCGTGACGGTTACCACATCGAATCTTTTCACGGTGCACATCCCTATAGAGTTCAGATAAGGAGCGGATCATGCCACGCAGAGTCGATTTTATGCACAATTACAATGTGAGGGCATTCGAGAATCTCGATCCGCCCGTGATGAAGATCCCTGTTGTCGAAGGGCAAGCGGGATCTCAATCGCTCACCTATGCTGCAACCTTCGTCACGATCTGCGGTGAGACTCCGCCGAGCACGCCGGTTGTTATTACCAACGGACCGGACACGCTGAACGGCTTCGACAAGGTGAAGCTTGGCGTCGAGAGCATCCCTGCAGCAGCCAGATACGTGCGGTTCTACAAGAATACCGTTGACGGGCTGCGACTGCTCGGTGAGGTGGACCGCTCTATCGGGCAGATGTTCGATTCCGGGCAGGCTGTGTCTTCGACCGTCCCTACCAGTCAGAACACGTCAGGCCGTCCGCGGCACCTGGCGCTTGGTTTTCATTCCGGAGAGCTGGGTGGCCGCCAGGAATGGATGGATCTGCAGGCTATTTTCGACCGCGACATCAAAGCCCTGGGCGATACCATATTCAAGGACGGTGACGTGATCTCCGGATGTGCCGTGCAGTTCGTTTCAGGAACGACATGGCGTCTCACGGAAGGGTTTGTCTACCTGTACGGGATGATTCACGCGATTGACAGCGGTCTGGTGACACTCGTCGGGACCGGCAAGGAGATGGTCGGCATCAAGGTCGAAGAGGACTGGATAACGAATGTTCAAGACCCGGTTCTGAAGGCTCATGCGGATGAGGAGGTCCCTCCCGAGTATGCGCAGCATGGAGCGGATCGGCTCGTGCTGAATTTTACCTGGGTTGTCGATCAGCCCGGGCAAATCAATGTGCGTCCGTTCCTGGACGGCCAACCGTTGCTTGAGCAGCAAACCACGGAATACAGCGAGCTGGAAAAGATGGTGAATCGCCGGTTCTACAATCTGAGCGGCGATTACAGCGTGAAACCGTTTCCTCGAAAGATGCTGCCCCACGACACCGATGCGGCAAAGATGCAGCTCAAAATTGACGGCGGCGGGATTGCGTCGGTTACAGGCATAGAGATCGAGACCATTGCTCCGCAGTTCGTGGAGGTTCCGAAAGCTCGGGACACAGAGTCCGTGAACAACTCACCGCTCGATCCCTACGACGCTCCGGGCGGTGCGGTGATCGGGACGGTAAGCGAACCGTTCAACGTGGACGGTCTGGCGGTCAAGGTCCGGTTCGGTAGCGGCAACTACCACACAGTGGCGCTCACGGGAAGCGGTCAAACAGCGCTGCAAGTGGCGAATCAGATCGCCAATGCGATCAATGCCTATCCCACAAGCGGGACGCTGGTGAGCTGCACTGCTACAGGCGGGAAGCTCAAGATCCAGGGACCGGACGGGAAGTCGCTTACCGTAGCGGCAGTGGCATCCGACGCTTACAGCGTGTTAGGGATCTCGCCGGGAATCTACGAGCCAACGGGGCAGCGGATTTACCGGGTGAACGATGCGTTCGTGAAGGGTGTCAGCGATCTGTCGTATATCACGGAAGTGGTCGAGGCCGTTACCCATGATGGGACCGATCACATCGATACGATGGCCAATACGAATGTCAGCGATATCCTGGGGGCATCTTTTGCAGAGGCGGATGCTCACGACGGCAAATACGATTTCATCAAGAACGTGGATTTCGTGAAAAGCGGTAACGAGGCCGACTTTGCTGCGCTGGGCGGCGCAAATCCGGCAAACGGCCAGACCGTCTATTTCAAATACCGGTACAGCGTGAATGCGGTGAAGGGTGTTCGGGTGAGAGTGCGAGTCACGGACGCTCAGATCGTCAAAGGCGCTGAGGACGGCCAGGACACAATCATCTTCGGTAGCGGCGATGCGGTCGAGGTGAAAACAGGTAATCCTGTGACCGGCTTGTCCGGTGAAGTGGCCGACGTGATCCGCATCCTGCGGGTCAATAATTCTTCGGGTCAGTCGCAATCGCAGTACACGAACTATTCGCTGGTGAAGAACTCCGGTGCGCTGAAGCACGAGAGCAGCCGGATAGACTGGAGCGCAGCGGGCGCTCAGGGGGTGACGCCGGGCGGTCAACCGTCCACGGGATCGACCTATTATCTCACGTTTGAATACTGGCGACATGTCACTGAAGGCGATTTCGTCACCGCTGATTCGTACCTCAACGATTACGAAGAGATCGAGTATGCGACCGGCACATCGTGGAATCTCCGGGACTGCGCAGATTTCCGCACGGTGAACGGCAAACGGCCTGTTCAGGGTGATTCTGCACGGTTCGATTACGAATTCTACCTGTCCCGCGTGGATCGGGTCGTGCTGGGCGGTGACGGGTATTTTCAGAGAGTGGCCGGCATCCCGGCGTTGGTTCCGGTGGCACCCAAGAATCCGCAGGGTCCGCTGGCAATATTCCTGCTCAGGGTGCCTCCGTTCACGTATAGCCCGGCTGACGTGGTGATCCAGAACCTGGAGATACAGCGGAAGACTCAGCAGGGCATCAACGAGATGCTCGCCAAGATCGAGCGCACCGAATACTTCATAGCGCAATTTTTGTCGAAACAAGGTGCAAAGGAGAATACCGCCGCCACAGATGCAAAAGGCATTTTTGTCGATTCTCTGGTGGGCCAGAAGAACGGCGATTTTGAGTTCTCGAAAAACGGCATCGAGTTCACCGCGGCAATCGATACGTTCGAGCGGTGCATACGGCTCCCGGTGAGCGAAGACGGTCGGGTCATCTCCCTGGATGAGGCCAATTCCTCGGGATTCGCTCGGGCGGGAAAAGTGCTCATGTTCGCGTATCAACCGGATATCTACCTGTCGCAGTTGAAAGCGACGGGGATTATCAATGTCAATCCTCATGAGGTTTTCGGGTGGATCGGCACGCTGGAGATCGACCCGGAAGAGGATTTCTGGACGGACGTTGCGCAACTGCCTGCTGTGGACACGAACTATGACGATCAGTTGCGTGCTCTGGCGGAAATAGCAGCGGAAAACGCTCTGCGTGCACGGCAGGTAACCTGGGGTGCATGGCGTCTCACCTGGGATAGCGCGGGCTGGGGAGAGACAACCTTAAACGAGGAAAGTGGCTGGCACTGGGGCGAGGACAGTGTGGGGGCAAAAACCTATCCCGCCCAGGCCAATGCAGCACGGGAACGATACGGCACATATAGCTCGTTGGTGCCGGAGCGGACGCTCGTGGATCTGGGTGAGCGGGTGGTCGATTTGACCGTGCTCCCCTACATGCGGCAGATCGAGATCAACTGCGTCGCCAAGGGCTTGAAGCCGCACATCGACATTGCCGTGAGCATAGACGGCATCCCTGCAGATTTTATCGAAACGGGCAGCACGCAACCGGGATCTGCAACCTATCGCGGCAAGTCGACGATCAGGACGTCCGGAGCCGGATCTGCAACCGGGAAATTCACCATACCCGAAGGTGTTGCGGTCGGGAAAAAAACCGTGCAGGTCTTTTCAGCGGCGAATCCGGAGGAAAGCTACGGTATCAGCATATTCTATTCGCAGGGATTCCGGGAAACCCGTCAGCGGCAATACATGGGGATCATCTCCGCCACAGAGCGGGAAGCGACAATCACGGAGAGCGAGTTCCACTACGGCGACCCGCTGGCTCAGACGTTTGCGGTGACCTCGGGGATCAAGTGGGTCTCGTATGTGGACCTGTATTTCCAATCCAAGGATACGGCGCTGCCGGTCACGGTGGAAATCAGGGAGACCTCAAACGGCTATCCCTCACGGCGGGTAATCCAGACCTGCACGCTGGAACCTGCGGACGTGAATGTGAGCGACGATGCCTCAGTGGCGACCCGGTTCACCTTTGCCAATCCGGTGGGATACACCGCGGGAGAGTATTGTTTTGTGGTGATCACGAATTGCGTGACCTACAAGGTGTGGTATGCCCGCCTCGGCGAAATGGATGTGCGCACCGGTCAGTTGGTCCGGCAGAACCCCACGGGCGGCGTGATGTTCACGTCACCCAACAACAGCACGTGGGAGTCGCACCCGGAATGGGATCTCACGTTTGAGATCGGCACCGCGAATTTTGAAAACAACTGCCAACTCGTGTTCGACAAGATCTCCGGCATTGAAGCGGGCATGCTCGTGTTGGCGGTGACGCAGTATCTCGGGGAGGGCTGCGATCTGCATTGGATGTATTCCCTGGATAATCGCAGCACATGGAAACCGGTTGTGGCCGGTATCGATTCCGAGCTGGGCCAAATCACCACGGAAGTGGATCTGCGGTGCGACGTTACCGGATCGGGTGGGACCTTCCAGATTTCCGAATCCGGTCTCGGCATTATCCTCCTGTTGAATGAGCCGAGCGGCTGGTATGTGGGATTTAACGGAGAACTTGCGGAACCGTGCGATAAGGTGACCATGATCGTTCCGCTGGCCGTGGACGGAACGAACGGCACGGGAACACGGTCTGCTACACCGTATTACTCTGTTGACGACGGCGAGACCCTCGTGGAGCTCAAACCCAAAGTGGGCTATGCGCCGGTTGCGCTGGGAGACGGGACCTACAGGGAGTTCATCTTCGAAACTGCCGATGAGGCAACCATCACGGACGCATCGAACACCACGCCCATCGTGATCACGTCGGCCGATCACGGGTGGACGAATAACACCATTGTCGAGCATACGGGGATCGGCGGGAATACAGCGGCAAACGGCACATTCAGGGTGAAAAATGCAACGGACGATACGTACGAGCTGGTCGATCCGGTGACCGGAGCGGACGTTGCCGGCAACGGAGCGTACAGTGGCGGCGGAACGGCGAAGCTGGCGGAATACACGCAGCTCCGGACGTTTATGAACCTGGAAACGGACAACAGAGCGCTCACCCCGAAGGCGGGTGAGATCAACACCATTGCAGCGTAAGGAAAAATCCCCCTGTATCTTAAAAAAGGGGGACTGGTAGCGGCGCACTGATGCGTCCACAGATTTCGCAGATTACGCAGAACAAAATCTGCGGCCATCGGTGTCATCTGCGGAATATTCCGATATTCTTTCATTCCTCCTTTCTAAAGGGAGGTTGGGAGGGATTTTAGCCATGAGCATAGAGAGACGCAACCCGCAAGGGTGGACGGATAAGGGTATGAAACCGGGGTGGATGCGGCGTGTTCCGACGCCCCAGGACGGGAAGATAAAGAAGCTTGCGGCTGAAAACGAGGCCCTGCGGGCTCAGCTTGAAGAGCAGCAAGCAAGGCTGGCGCTGATTGAAGAAAAGCTGCTGACGAAGGAGTAAGGCGATGGCGCTCAAGATGCCGGACAATCCGGGGCTCTGCGATGCAATGGCCCAGAAATATGGAGCCCTCGTTGGCGATGGGTTCATTTGCGTGGCGGTCTCGGGCAAGCACATCAAGATTGAGGATGTCGAGCATTCCATGATGGAGGGCTTCGAGATCACGAACTTCAATTTCCATTGCTCCGGATCTCAGCCTGCCATGCCCACAACAGATTTCTTACAAGGTCCGGTGGAGAACGACAAGAAGGGAAGGTTCGTCTGATGGCATGGCCTCCCGAGAATACCGACCCCACTGCTGAAATGCCGTTTTACTGCGACGGTGAATACGGTTATGAGGTTCTGCGGGTATCTCCAGAGGGCAACGTGTTCGGACAGACCCGCTGGATTGCAGAGGTGCAGCACAAGATCTGGTGGACGGGCAGCGGGTACCGGTACGTGGAATCCACCGCGCTTCACATGACCTATGAGGAATTACCCACAGGCAGGCCGTTCGGTGAAATCCGCAAGGTCAGGGAACACATCAAGGCCACAAACGAATACATCTGGCGTGAATATTGGTATGACGCAGAGGCCGGGATCTGGAAACAGATCGCCTGGCTGTGGACCATCGAGGGACTGCAGAACATTCCCGATCCGGGCACGCAGGTGGGTGGAGCGCACGTGGTCATCGAGCGGGCCGTTCCGTTCGTGTGGACCGGTATTCGATGGGAACGGTTCAGGCATTCCATGCTGAAGGATGACGAACCGCTGCGGCATTTGCCCGCTGGCTTCCTCCGGACGCTGAATCCGGACGCACGAGTGATCTACTATTCGCCGACGGAGATCGGTATCGAGCCGATAAAAGGCGGTTCCGGAAAGGTCCTGGTTAATCTCGAATACGTTCTTGCAACGAGAGAGGGGTCGGTAAGTCCTAACCTCGCCGTGCTGGACTGGAATGATGAGACTCGGACCATCGTGGCGCGGTATATCGAGCCCGGAACCGAATACTGGATCTATCTGGCCAATGCCGACAATGCTTTCGTGATTCAGGGCCTGCCGGGTGATGCACAGCACAATGCTGCTCCGGCGTGGGATTATCGGAATCGGCTGTTTCTCAGCACGACTCCGGATGTGAACGGGTATCTGGCCGATAGCGGCAGCGGGCAGAATGCTCGGTTGGTGGGAAAGATCGAGACGGACAACACGGCGGCTGCCGATGGCGGTCCGTATTTTCTCCGTGAGCTGGACATCAGTTTGATCAGCAGACAGGTCAGTCTTCCCGAGACCTATCGGGAATTCTCGGATTTTGTCGTGACATTCTGGGATCAACAGACGTTGAGGCTGGAACGGCTCGACGCAACGTACGGCCAGATCTTTGCGGGCGGGAACCTGCATTTCCTCGGTGAGGGGCGGGTCCTACAGACGGACGATCCGTGGATCGAGTGGAGTGATACGGAACCGAAGCTCGTGCGGCGCACGAATGCGCTTTCGCCATCCTCTCAGTATTTCCTTTATCTATCGGGCGAAGTGGACCCGTTCAATTTCAATGCGATCAATCCGGACACGAACAGGCCGTGGCAGGCCACGGACACGGGCGCTGTCGAGTATTACGATCCGGACCTGGACCTGCGGTTGATGCTGTTTCTCAGCCCGAAAGAGCCGGATCACGGGGTTCTTGATGAGGCGTGGCCGGGTTACTACGCGAGGCACGTCGGGCAGGTCCGGACCGATGAATACGGGAATTTCGTGAATGCCTGGGATCTGAGCGCAATCCGGCAAAAAACGCTGAACCCAAGCTGGTTTGACGGCCTGGCTGAGATCGAGCTGGTTCCCGTGGACACGACGGAATTCAGGGTGTGCAGGAAAAAGGGCAGCTCGGGGATCATCAGCGTGCGGGGCGCTGCGGTGCAGACGTTTGATTCGGAAGATCCGGACGTGCATTGGGTTACCACTGCGGACCTGGTGCAGGCTTATAATGAGGGCAATCCTTCAAATCCGTTGAGCCCATTGAATCCGATATCCTGGTATCCGGGCGAGGCACTGTATCTTTACATGGCGAATCACCGCAGCTTGTGGGGTTCTCTTCCGGACCGGACGTTCGTTTCCAATCATGCGCCCACGGGCGGGTATCTGTCACAGAATTGGCCGGGCAATAATGCTCGCTGGATATGCACCGTAAAACCGGACGGGAATGGTGCCTTCACTGGGAAGTTCATTCCCGAGACCATTGCGGTGAGCGCTCACAGTCAGATCTTCGATGACGAGCCCGAGAAACACCGGGTGCACAATGATGTTCAGGTGACGAACCTGAATCTGTTGTCTGCCGCGGGCGTGCTGTTCGAGCTGCAGAAACAGCAGGGATTGCCGGTTCAGTTGGATTTCCAGGACGCGACACACGTGAAACTGGTACCGATCGGCGACCAGGCGACCGTGGTGATACTGCCGGATCTGACAGTGTTGAACGTGCCTGCAGCGGGGATTTCGCTTGCTGTGGCCGGGAATACGGGGACAATGTATTTCGTGTATGCGACAGCATCGGGACCTGAGTTTTCATCGGCAGCTCCAGACAAGCATTACGCTGCGCTCGAAACGAGGGGGACCACGAAAACGCTGGTGGGATGGTTCGCATTTGCAGCGCCGAATCAGTTGCAGGGAGCCTGGAACGTCTGGAGCCATTCCCATGAGGACAGAAAATTTACGGCGACCATTACCACTGAGACAACCACGCTGAACCTGCCGGGATGCGTGGTTCCGCCAGGAAGAACGTGCGAGCTGACACGGACGGGGCAATCGTCCGCGTCGTGTGATGAAATCTGGTCTCAATATGGTTGGGAGCGGAGCATCAATATTTCCGTGGCAACCGGATTCGGCAGGATCGCAGCGCCACAAACAACGTTTATCGGGCATGCAACGCTATCGCATGGGACCGTTCAACCGGGCATTTACAGTGAGTTCTCTCTGACGCACAGCCTGTCTGTTGAGGGCGGCGTTGGTGGAGTTGAAACCGGCTGGCACGGAGTCTGTGGCGAGCTGATTCTGACACGCCATTAATCGGAGCACAGTATGACATACATTCCTACGCACATTTCGCGGCAAGCGCCGAATGCGGATACGCAGTTTTCCATGACGGACAAGGTCAACCAGAATCTCGACGTGATTGCCGATGAGTTCACTGCCAAAGACGAGAGCATTGCGGCGCTGGGGCTCGCTGTCGGAGCGGTTCAGGAAAGCGTCACGACGCTCGGGACTGCTGTGGGGACTCTTGAAGGCGAAGTGGATGAGCTGCAAACGGCTTTGCCTGCGATGCAGGCTGTGATCGAGGAATTACCTGCAGGTATTGCATCGGCAATCGAATCGAGCGAATTCGCTGCGAACCAGATTACGACGGGAACCATGGACGGCGACAGGCTGCCTGCAATGTCTGCGGACAAAAAGGGCGGTGTTCCTGCGACCGGTTCGGATGCCGGGAAAGTGCTGAAACAGGCAGGCTGGACGTTTCCGGACATGATCGACCTGGTTGGCGGCAGGCTGGCTCGTGCGTCGGATAGTCAACTGAAATACGAGTTTTCGTTCAACAACATGATCACACTGTGGGATGCTGCGCAAACTCGATGGCGATTCGTGCGGTCCGCAGCGGAACCGACGTTCGCAAACAACGGCACGGAGCTTTTGGGCGGAGCGTTGGCGCAAGATACGGTATACGATGTGTTCGCAGAGATGATAGACGAGACGTCGTTTGCTCTGCGATTTCTTTCGTGGAGGGCAAGCGGTGCTGGCACTTCGTCTCGAAGTGCTGCGTGGCAAACGGGCCAGAATTATCCGGCATTTTACCGGGCATCAGATGGCGGGAATTACTACGTTTGCATTCAGGCGCATCTTTCGGCGGCTGCGAATCGACCTGGTTCGGGAGCATCGTGGCAGGATTACTGGTACAGCTACGGATCGGATGCGAAATGCTTGGCTGTGCAGGACGGAGTCGAAGTGCTCGGCGGGTTGGCTGGCGGTTCGTATGCATGGGACGGTCGCAAATATCGGTTTCTCGGACTCAATCGGCTGGAAACGGGCGGAATCTTTGCGGACAACATGTCTCGGCGGTTCGTGGTAAACAAGTATAATCAACGGCGACGATTGGTTGAAATCATCTGTTTCCCTGCGAGCTGGACCTACAATTCCACGACGGTTCGTGAGAGCGCGGGCGGTGGCGCAAACGTGTTACGAGGCGAATTTCTCGCGCTGAAACCGGTGGAACTGTACGGTTGCTATTCGCAGTGCGTTACTCCAGGCGGTTCAGGCAATGCTGTTGAAGGCGGTCTGGCGATCAATACCACGACAGACTTCGCATACAAGAGATACTACTGCATTTCACAGACAGACACATTTCAAGCGACGCTGAATAATTCAGTGACAGTTCAAGCGAGCGGATACAACTGGATCACGGGAGTCGAGAAGTGCTCGCAGAATGGCATTGATGCCACGTTTGTGGGTGGCAACTATTTCGCAGGAAACGTCATCATAGAGGCATAATCATGGACGTACACGAGCTGTTGGAAGAAACGCGACGACTGACGAACGAATGCAGGGCTGTGGGTTTGCCGTCGGCAACATTAGTGTTCAATAGCGATCTCACGTTGTGTGGAGAGCCGCACGAATTGTTCAAGCTTGTGCGGGCTGCGCATGGAACGGCGCTCGATTCTGCTGAAACGCTGGCGCTGAGGGATCGGCTTGGAGCTGAATCTGCCGAATGGCTGGCATACGTGACAGCGAGAAACGAACAGATCCAATGCAGACGCAGAGCTGCGTATGCAGAGCGCACGGATTCGTTGCTGGCTGATGCTTTGGGAGATGCTGAAGCAATAGAAGATCCTGAGACTGGCTGCTATGCCATACGAATTCCGAAGACGAAATGGGACTCGTGGCATGCGGCTCGACGGGAAATTCAGGAAGAATTGCCGTATCCAACATGACGGAAGACCTGATGACGATAGCATACTTGTTAACAGCCATGTCCGTTTGGATGATTGTTTATACGTATTTCTTTAAAAAGACGCGATGAACAAGTAGAGGAGCAGTTCTGACCGGTGACGCGGTCAAAACCGAGCAAATGGTGTTTGCTCCCGACAATGCGGACTCCTCAACGCAACGCTGCGAAGAGGAATTCTAGCATACGACGGAGACTATGGACGCGATAAACGTGACGGAAATCAGGTGCAGCGAGTGCGGCAGGAAGCTCATGGAAGCAGCTCTGAGACTCGACTGCATGTGTCCGCGATGCAAAAGCATCAACAGAATAGATCTTACCAACCACGAACGCCTTCGAGCGTCGAGCGCGCACGGAGGCGAATCATGCACAGTCCAATCGGATGGGTCGGCGGAAAGAAGCGGTTAAGAGAAGAGATTCTGAGGCGGTTTCCTGAACACACAACGTATGTGGAAGTGTTCGCAGGCGCTGGCTGGGTGTTGTTCGGGAAAGATCCAGCAACATCCAAAGCAGAAGCGATCAACGATCTGCACGGAGAGCTGACGAATTTCTATCGATGCGTCAGAGAACGGCCGTTGGAACTCATGGAACGGCTGAAATTCCGGATGATCAGCGCAGAGGATTTCGCTCGAGAGAAGGACCTGAAAAGCGGGGGGAACAAGGGACGGACCGAAACGGAACGTGCTGCAGCGTTCTTCTGGCTGTTGAAGCTGAGCTTCGGAGCAAAGGGCATGACGTTCGGATATTCGCTGAAAGACGTTTCATCGTTCAAACCTGAGCTGATTCAGGACATCATCCAACGAACGCACGAACGGCTGAAGCGAGTCTATGTCTTCAACGAGGACTTTCAGAAGCTGATCATGAGACTGGATCGACCTGAAACGTTCTTCTACTGCGATCCACCATATTTCGGCTGCGAAAAGGATTACGAGGAACGATTCTCAGAGCAGGATCATGAGCGCTTGGCAGACACGCTGAAGGCAATCAAGGGCAAGTTTCTTCTGAGCTACAACGATCACGAGAAGGTGAAAGAGCTGTATGCATGGGCGAATATTGAGTGCGTGACAACGCGTTACTCATTGGCGAAGGACACAAAGGCGCGAGAGCGTGTAACGGAGCTACTCATTTCGAATTAA